GGTAAACAACCTAATCTAAAAATTATTCAAGCCACGAACAACGCTGAGTTAGCCGTGAGGTTTGGTCGTAAGGCCAAGTCATTAATCGACATGGAAGACTATCAAAAAATATTTAACACAAGACTTAGAGAAGATTCAAAAGCCGCTGGTAAATGGGAAACGGACCAGGGCGGGGAATACTATGCTGCTGGTGTCGGGGGATCAATTACTGGTCGGGGTGCAGACCTTTTGATTATTGATGATCCTCACTCGGAGCAAGATGCGCTGAACATGGCTTCCTATGATAGAGTTTATGAATGGTATACATCAGGACCGCGGCAAAGGCTTCAGCCAGGCGGTCGTATCATTGTTGTTATGACAAGATGGAATGTAGCTGACTTAACAGGTAAATTACAGAAAGCGCAAAAAGAACCAAAGGCAGACCAGTGGGAGGTGATTGAGTTTCCGGCAATACTACCTTCGGGAAAACCAGTTTGGCCAGGATATTGGAAACTTGAAGAATTAGAGGCGGTAAAAGCATCTGTAGCTATTACCAAATGGAACGCACAATATCAACAAAATCCGACAGCTGCCGAAGGATCGATTATCAAAAGAGAGTGGTGGCAGGTTTGGGATAAAGAGGAACTACCTCCCTTAATGCACGTGATCCAGTCTTATGACACCGCGTTTATGAAGAAGGAAACAGCTGACTACAGCGCCATTACAACATGGGGAGTTTTTCAACCAAGCGAGGACAGCGGACCGGGGCTTATACTAGTTGATATGGTAAAAGACAGGTTTGAGTTTCCTGAGCTTAGACGAGTGGCAAAAGAGCAGTACGACTATTGGAAACCAGAATCTGTGATTATTGAGGGCAAAGCATCAGGTCTACCGTTAACCTACGAAATGCGTAAATTAGGTATACCAGTTATTAACTTTACACCTAGTCGTGGAAATGATAAACATACTAGAGTGAACTCTGTAGCACCGCTTTTTGAAGCGGGACAAATCTGGGCACCAGATACAAAGTTTGCTGAAGAAGTGATTGAGGAGTGCGCTGCATTCCCATTAGGCGAGCACGATGACTTAGTGGATAGCATGACTCAAGCAGTAATGAGATTTAGACAAGGTGGTTTTATAGATCATCCAGACGATTACGAGGATGAAGAATTACCATCACAACAAAGGACGTACTATTAATGGCAATAGACAAGGTACAAGATTTAACTAAAGAATCGATCGTAGTTGATCCAACCGTAGAAGTTCGGACACCCGCTGAAGAACTTGCAGAAATGGAAATGGATGTTCAGATGACCGAGGACGGCGGAGCTGAAATAGATTTAGATCCATCCGCTGCAGCGCCAGAAGGATCAGAAAATCATGAAGCAAACTTAGCGGATTTTTTAGACGAAGATATTTTAAATGGTATTTACGATGACTTAAAAGAAAATCATGATGATTTTAAAGCATCAAGAAAGGATTGGTCAGACTCTTACACAAAGGGTTTAGATCTACTAGGGTTTAAGTATGAAAATAGATCAGAACCTTTTCAAGGTGCATCTGGAGCAACACACCCAGTTTTAGCTGAAGCTGTTACACAGTTTCAAGCGTTAGCTTACAAAGAATTATTACCAGCAGGTGGACCTGTAAGAACTCAGATTGTTGGTATGGTAGACCAAGCAAGAGAACAGCAATCACAAAGAGTCAAAGAGTTTATGAATTATCAACTTATGGTTAATATGAAAGAGTATGAACCAGAGTTTGATCAGATGTTATTTAATTTACCTCTTGCAGGTTCGACTTTTAAAAAAGTTTATTTTGATTCTGTCGTTGGTAGAACAGTTTCTAAGTTTGTACCTGCAGAAGATTTGTTGGTGTCTTATAATGCAACATCTCTTGAAGACACGGACACAATTATTCACATAATTAAAATATCAGAAAATGATTTACGTAAACAACAGGTGTCTGGTTTTTATTCTGATGTTGATTTAGGCGAAGCAGGATACGAGGGAAATGACATAGAAGACAAAAAAGAAGAGATTACTGGTATAGAAAAATCAAACGGAAATGATGTACATACGCTTTTGGAGTGTCACTGCGAGTTAGACATAGAAGGTTTTGAAGATAGAAGTGAAACAGGCGAAGAGACGGGAATTAGACTTCCATATATAGTTACTCTTCACGAAGACTCAGGAAAAGTTTTATCTATCAGAAGAAACTACGGTCCGATGGACCCGATGAAAAAGAAAAAAGAATATTTTGTTCACTTTAAATTTTTACCAGGACTCGGATTTTATGGGTTCGGCTTAATCCACATGATCGGCGGATTGTCTAGAACTGCAACTGCAGCACTTAGACAATTACTAGACGCCGGCACCTTGTCAAATTTACCAGCCGGATTCAAGCAAAGAGGCATCAGAGTCAGAGACGAAGCTCAACCGTTGCAGCCGGGCGAGTTCCGTGACGTTGATGCTCCTGGTGGAAATCTACGTGACGCGTTCATGCCGTTGCCTTTCAAAGAACCAAGTGGCACGCTCCTTCAACTTATGGGCACGGTTGTTCAAGCAGGACAAAGATTTGCAAGTATCGCTGATATGCAAGTCGGTGATGGTAATCAAAGCGCAGCAGTAGGCACGACCATGGCGTTATTGGAACGCGGATCGCGGGTTATGTCTGCGATACACAAAAGATTATATTCAGCCATGAAATGTGAGTTTATGTTACTTGCTGCTAACTTTGCAGTTTATCTACCAAAAGTCTATCCGTACGATATTGTTGGTGGTCAAAGAGAGGTTTTTGCACAGGATTTTGACGACAGAGTAGACATCGTACCTGTAGCTGATCCAAATATATTTTCTCAGACACAAAGAATTACAGTTGCACAGACAGAATTACAAATGGCAATGTCAAATCCTGGCATGCACAATTTATACGAAGCGTACAGACACATGTATGAAGCGTTGGGTGTAAAAGATATTGATCGTTTATTACCACCGCCACCACAACCGCAGCCACTAGACCCTGCAAGTGAAAATATTTTGGCATTGAACGGTAAAAAGATACAAGCGTTTCCAAAACAAGACCATCAGGCACACATGAGAGCGCATTTACAGTTTATGGGCACCACAATGGTAAGAAATAACCCAAAAGCACTTGGAATTTTACAACAAAATTGCATGGAACACATAAATTTGATGGCTGGAGAGCAAGTTGAGATGGAATTTGCAGAAGAAATTGCAAAAACACAACAAATGCAGCAACAAATGGCTGCGTTATCGCAACAATTAGGCCCACAGGCGCAACAAAATCCACAAATGATGGCCATGCAACGTGATTTAGAGTCATTAAACCTTGTTATGGAGTCTAGAAGAGCTGTTTTAATAGCAGAATTTACAGAAGATTACGCAAAAGCAGAACGACAAGTATTAAATCAAATAGAAAATGATCCATTGTTAAAACTAAAAGACAGAGAGATTGATCTAAAGGCTCGAGAAGAGCAAAGAAAAGAAGAAGAGGGCACGAATAAAGCAAACATGGACATGATGCGTATGATGCAGAATAAAGAGATAGCAGAAAACAAATTAGAGCAAAACGATGAGCACGCTAAGCTTAGAGCGAGCGTTTCACTTGCCAAGGATGGTATCAAACAAATGAAAGCAACCATCACTGAGGGTCAGTAATGAATAAACAAGAGCAAAGAACTTTTGGAATTACAAAAAACTTATTAAAAAAACCAATACCAAAATTTTATGGTGCTGGTGATCATAAAGTACAGCTAGCTTACATAACACCTGATGAGGCAAACTTATTAGCTGATTTAGATTTACACGGTAGTAATCCACCTAATCCTGGACCAGGAGGTATTCCAAACTTTAACGATCCAGGAACAGGAATGAGTGGTGCTGCAGCTAGTGCATCAGAGGCAGGACCGAATGCAGGGACAAGAGGAAGAGCTGAAGCAGCAGCTCAAGGAGTTTCAATTGGCTCATCACCGGTTGGGTCAAGCGGTAACGTTGATTATGGGGGTGCTACAACTGCTCCGGGAATTGGTCCAAGTGACAACTTAGGCAATGTTTCTGAAAGTGGTTTTAATAACGATCCAAATAACACCGCCAACACAGATAAAAAAAGTTTTAAAGAATCAGTAAAAAATCTTTTTAGTCAAAAAATGTCACTTCCAGGTATTTTAGGTACAGCTATTGGATATGGTTTGTTTGGACCTTTTGGTGGTTTCCTTGGTGGAACAATAGGTGGAACTTATGGTGATGATGATGAGTCAAATAATTTCTTTGGCAACGTGGGTCAGAATTTACAAACAGATTTTGATGACACTAAAAACTTTTTTTCAAATGAAGAAGGTGATTTTTCTCTTGGTAATTTGTTTGACGGCATAGGTAATTTATTCGGACCAGCTGTTCCAATGGACCCAAGAGACTTACGAGGAAACAACAATGCACAAAACCTTACTACCAACTTAACCGAAGACGCAGATCCTGTTGAGGATGATGAAACAACAGAAGAAGAGGAAACGTCTACCTTTGTACCTAATTATGGAGGCACGTTTAAGTTTGATCCTGTAACAAATAGTTTTGGGTTTAGGCCATGAAAGAATCAGATCTTATAGCACCGTTGGGAATAATGACACTCCTTTCTGCTTTAAAAGGCAGACAAAACAAAATGGATGCAGAAACAGCATACGCTAATGAAGTAGAAAGACTTAATGCACTAGCTTTACAATCACAAGAAGAGACAGAAGACGCTAGTGCTGAAACTGACGATAGTGGTATTGACATGAGCGCCAATAAAAAATTAACTTTTTCTGATAACATATCAGAGCTAGGGGGCGATTTATTCAGTTCAATACTTGGAGCAGCTTTTATGCCAGGTGGTTTGATTGGTAAGGGTTTAGCTTTTACCATGGGCATGAATGCAGCCACTGCTTTTGGTAATGAAACTATTCAAGATATGGTAGAGGTTATTGATCCTGATGGTGTAGCTAAAACCGTTCCACCTAAAAAAGAGGGAGAGTTTAGTTTATTCGGTCTTACTGATTTTTATAGAGATGCAGCAGGCGACGATGGAAAACTAAACTTTATGCCTAATGTATTGGCGCCAGGAGGACAAAGTCCTTATCTAGGATTTGAAGACGGTGGTAGAGTTCATTTAAAAGGTGGTGGAATGGACGCTTCAAAATCAGATTTTGGAAAAAGTAAAAAAGACACGACAAAAGACACTAAAAGCAAAGAAGACACTGATAACGACAATAAAGGAAACAAACCAAGTCAATCGCCAAACGTTGGCATATCAACGATATCTGCTCCATTTGATGCTATGTCGCTACCGGGTTTAAATACGCCTACGTTAGGTCCAATGGGCACTGTGGCCACGGCTATGAACCCGAGAGGTTTATATGGAGATGAAGAAGATTCTTCACCTTTGGGTAGTTTAGGTAAATTTAATATAGGTGATGTTTCAATAAATGTTGATCCTTTTGGAGCTACACAACTTGGTGTTTCAGCTCCCATAGGTTCGGTTTATGGTCTTAAAAATCTTTTTGGGTATAAGTAGTAGTGCCAGAAAAAAGAAAGAATAGAATAAAAGATCATCTGGTTGTACCTGCAGACGGTAGGCCAGAAGAAGTTAAAGTTGGATACAGAACTATAAAAATAAAATACGTCAGACCTGATTTTATTAACGATGACATGACAGAAAGTTATGGTGAGTATCGTGCTCGAGAAGGAGTCATATATATTCAAGATGCGCTGTGCGGGCAAGAAAGATGCAACACCACGTGGCACGAAATTTTACATGCCATAGTCTATGTGTTTTCTCTTAACCAAGCAAACGGTCCGTTGAAAGAAGACGATGCAGAAGAATTAGTAGTAAATACAATATCCAATGCATTTATGGGGGTATACAGAGATAACCCATGGTTGTTAGACATGCTTAAAAAACATTTAAATGAGATCGATAACTGAAGACATCCTGCAGTGGTCTGAAAAATTTCTTGAACCAAAAAACAAACACTTAGGAAACGTGTCTGTTTGCCCATACGCAAGAATGGCAAGACTTAAGGAAACCTACCGAATCTTAGAGTGTAATAAATTTGATAATTTTCTTGACAAAGTATTAGAAGGAATAGAACTCGCCAAAAACCCAGAGATACAAATATCCATAGTTGCTTGTGATGACATAGAATACGATGTTGAAGAGCTGTCTGCCGTGGTTCATGCTTATAATTTAGTGTTTGTGCCTCAAGATATATATCTTATGGGGTTTCATCCTTGGGATGAAGAAGAGGATGAACCGGTAGAATTTTTGGATACAGGCGAATGGAGTCCAGATAATGATTTTATGATGGTGCTTATACAAAAGTTTGACGAACTAGAAAAAGCTAGTGACAATTTACGAAAGACTGGATATTATGAGCACTGGCCTTCAGACTATTATGAGGGCACAGTTTTAAAACGTCAATCTTATAGGAGATACAGATCATGATGGGAATGAAGAAAAGAATGTTGAAAAGAGGCGGCGGCGGTGTCATGAAAAAACGCATGAAAGACGGCGGCTCTACAATGAAAAAGAAAATGAAGAAAAAGAAAAAGAAACGTGTTGGCAAAATGGGTGGCGGCATGATGAAAAAAAGAATGAAACGTGGAGGAAAAGTAAATGGCTAAAGATACCCATGTAACAAAAGACGGTAGAACAGCTAAAAAAGGTTTGTACTACTACATGAACCAACGCAAAAAGAAAGGCACTAGTCGTAAAGGCAAAGGGACTGTTTCTGATAAAGCGTTAAAAGCATCTGCTAAAACTGCAAAGAAGCCTAAGAAAAAAAAGAGTAGCTAATGGCTACAACTAGGGGGCAAATACCGAAGACCACTACTGGTAAGGGTGCGAACTATCGTAAGACCAAAGCCGGTGCTGGTATGACTAAGAAAGGTGTTGCTGCTTACAGACGTGCTAATCCTGGTAGTAAATTAAAAACAGCAGTTACTGGTAAAGTTAAACCTGGTAGCAAAGCTGCAAAGAGACGTAAGTCTTATTGTGCAAGATCAGCAGGTCAATTAAAAAGATCATCAGCAAAAACACGCAATGATCCTAATTCTAGGATTAGACAGGCACGAAGACGCTGGAAGTGTTGACAAAATATGGGGGGATGGATGAGACATTTTATTTTAGCTTTAGCAATCTCAATGTTCTTGGGTGCGTTTGCGATAAATTTTGCAATAGCAGACGTAACAGGCGCTGGCTCAACAACTAACACACAATCTACGTCAGGATCATCAGCTAGTAATACAGCAATTACAGGTGGCTATCACAGTGAGGCTACAACAAACTATCAATCAGGTTCGTCATCATCTACAACTACAAACAATTCTACAACCAACAATAACAATTCCTATACCGGTGACACACGTACAGTACCATCTGCATCTGCTCCAGGCATCTCAGCGATGTCGCAAGATCTTTGTACTGTAGGTGTATCTGCAGGTTTACAAAAACCACTAATAGGTGCAAGCCTTGGTATTACAAAACGTGATATGAATTGTGAACGTATGAAACTATCTAAATTATTATTTGACTTTAACATGAAAGTTGCAGCTGTATCTATACTCTGTCAAGACAGCAGAGTTTTCTCAGCTATGGCCCATGCTGGTACACCGTGCCCATTCAATGGCAAGATTGGTGATGAAGCATTAGAAGAATGGAATAAATATGATCAACAAAGACCAGACTATGAGGAGTATACAAAAACACTGCGATACATGGAAAAAGTTGATGCACAAATTCTGGAGGGACTAGATGAGAAGGAAGCTTATATTACTGACGGCAACGGCAATCCTGTCAAGCTCGGTAGCGAATAGTACAGACGTAATTTTAGAAGACACGCCTAACGTAGGCGACACCACAGTAATATCAACTGTGACTACGGGCAACCCTGTTACAACAAACAATTTAATATCACAAGATTTTATTGATGGCAGCTGGGAAGGAACTATGTTTCCAGATAGTTCTGACATAAATGAAAATACATACTTGACTGGTAAGCACGACGCGTTTGCAGAAACTACAATCAACTCAGAAGACTATGTATCAATAGAAGAAATAAGATTAGGTTTTAGTTCTAACTTTAACGCTGACATAAGGTGGTGGAACCCAACTGAATCAACAGTCACAATGTATCAAATAGCATCTAATGGTGTTGACACCACAACACAAAGCACAACCTTTGAGGATACCACAAATCATAACTATCAGTTTAATAATTATGGCAACACATTAACTATGAATGCTGATCCAAACATGACACATGGTACGCTAACAGCAGGATTTAGTTTTAATATTATCGGAAATAAAAACTATAACTCAGGGCATGCGGGGGTCGATGTAAAAGACCCAACACTAACCATAGACTACACTGCACTGTCAGCAACAACTGTGACAACAGTTGAGTATTGTTGGCAAAAGAATCCACCTACATGTCCAGGGCAAGACGAGATAGATATTGTTGAAGATATAATAGACGACATCGATACTATTATTTACGACATACCTGACGACTTCTTTGAGCCAGAGCCTATTCCAATAGATGTTGAATACTCATTCAATCCTGATTTGTTTGAGGAAGAGGAGTTTGATATACAAGATGATTATATGATAGCTGACGAATTTTTTTTTGAAGACGACTACTATCAAGATGACTTTTACGAAGACATTGAATTGGCATACGTTCCTGAAACAGATATTAACATGGACATGGACGTAGATTGGAATGATTCTAATGTAGAACTATTTGATGATCTGCCTCTGGTAGAGGAGGCGGTTATAGATGACATAGTTATGGAAGAGGAAATGTTTGTAGGAGAATTTACAGACGAGATGCAAGAAGAGTTTATCGAAGAAGTTTATGAAGAATTTTTTGTAGAAACAGAACCTGAACCAACACCTGAACCAGAGCCGGAGCCAGTAGAAGAGGTGGCTATGGTAGAGGAAGAAATTATAGAAGAAGAACCAATTGAAGAGGAAATAGTAAATGAAGAAGTTACAGAGCAACCCAGTAGCGAAGAAGTTGTTACAGACGAGTCAGCACCGACAGCAGAGATTGCCAAACAAGAAGAAGCAGTCGAGGAGCCAACTCAAGAACAACCTAGCTCAGATGTGGAAGTTGATTTAGATATAAAAGTTGCAGCCATAGAGAAGGTTATACAAAGCAAGATAAAAAACGAAATGCAAAGAGTTAGTGTTACTCTTGATGTTATCAATGAGCTTGTTTCACGTGAAATAGCACAAGGTCAGGCTGATATTTCTAGTTATTTTGACACAAACGCTGCTTTGTTTGACACTAGACAAATACCTGGTGGTGACCCAGCTTTCTTCTTACAAGCCAGTCTTGCAAGCTACGATAAAACCATATATGCTACGCAAGCAAGCATTGCAGGTACAGACCCTGTAGTCCAGCATCAAATAAAGATGCAGGGATACAAAAAGAATACTAGCGATGCATATAGAAATCTTATGGAGTTATTAAATGCAAGGAATGATTAGTAAACTATCGTCTTATGCTGCACTGCTGGGTGTCATTGGCGCCATTGGTGGTGGCTTTATGGCATGGGGCGAGTTTAACAACAGGATAGCACAGCTAGAAAACAAAGAGTTTGTAGTCAATGAAACTGTAGACCTATCTGGTATCAATCAAAAAATAGAAGACGTTATCAAAGCAATC